CAATTCCGCTCGACACGCTGGTCGCCATTCACGCCAAGATCAAGGCCAAGCAAGCCAAGCTCGACAAAGAGCTGGCTGACCTTGAGGAGCAGCGCGAAACAGTTCGCCTTGCAATCAAAGACCAGATGAAGGCCCTCGGCCTGACATCGGTCAAGACTTCCTCTGGAACCGTGTCGTTGACGAAGTCGACGCGCTACAACACACAGGACTGGGACTCGTTCAAAGCATTCGTGCTTGAGCATCAAGTCGTAGACCTGTTGGAAAAGCGCATCGCCCAAACCAACATGGCGCAGTTCTTGGAAGAAAACCCCGGCGTCCTGCCGCCGGGTTTGAACTCAGTCACTGGGTTCGACATTCGTGTAACACCAATCCGAAAGTAACGCAATCATGAGCAACATTACGCTTTTCAGTTCGTCCAACGTCCCCGCATTTGCTCGTAACAACGAGTTGTCTGACACAGCCAAGGCCCTGACCGGCGGTTCTGGCGTATCTACCAAGCGCATCTCCATCAAAGGCGGCGTGTTCCGTCTGGTGGCAGGCGGCAAGGAGATCACCAGCATCGACGACCGCCACCTTGACGTCATCATTGTTCGCGCTGCCCCCAAGGTCAGCCGCATCTTCTACGCTGGCGCTTACAACGCTGACGCAATCGTGCGCCCTGACTGCTGGAGCAATGACGGCGAGAAGCCTGACGCAAGCATCTCGGCCCCGCAGAACCACGCCTGCATGGGTTGCCCACAGAACGAAGCCGGTTCCGGTAACGGCAACAGCCGCGCCTGCCGCTTCCAACAGCGCCTTGCTGTTGTGCTGGCCAACAACCCTGAAGGTGATGTGCTGCAACTGACACTCCCAGCTACCAGCATCTTCGGTAAGGAAGAAGGCGATAAGCGTCCCCTGCAAGCCTACGCCCGCTACTTGGCAGCGCAGACACCTCCGGTTAACCCCGAGCAGATCGTCACGCGCATGAAGTTCGACACCAAGGCCGAGTCTCCCAAGCTGTTCTTCGCGCCTACGCGCTGGTTGACAGACGACGAGTACCCGATTGCTGTGACGCAAGGCGAGTCTGACGATGCCAAGAAGGCTGTGACCCTGACCGTGGCGCAAGCTGACGGCGTGAAAGCCGCACCGATGAACATCGGCGGCGCTGCGCCAAAGCCCGTTGCTAAGCCCATGGGCGAGATGATGGACGAGGACGACACTGCCGCGATGGCCGAAGTCAAAGCCGCCAAGGCCAAGCCCAAAGCCAAGCCAGTGGAAGAAGCTGAAACGGACGAACCCGAAGTGCGCAAGGAGACCGCCAAAGGTGGTGCCGTGCCTGCCAAGAAGTCCAAGCTGGCTGACATCGTGTCCGACTGGGACGACGAGTAATTAAATCGGGGGGAAAGCGGATGCTGTTGGATAACGCCCAGCCAAGTGATTCAGTTCATGCGGTGCAGCCCCCGCAGACGCAGCGAGTACCCCCACCTTACCTATGAAACACCTAGTGCTTCTTTTGCTGCTGGTAGTCGGAGGGTATTTCCTCTGGTACTACCTGAACAACCGGGAAAAAGTCTTGGCGACTATCCTGCTCAAGCGCCACGCGCTTGCCGTACTGGCCTTGGTCTGTATCGCTTTACTGGGTTTGGTCTTCCAGACCAACCTGACATCAACAAAAATACTGTGAGAAGCAAATGAAAAAACTGTTAACCCTCGTCGCGGCAGCAGCACTGTCTGCCTGCACCCAGATCGACACCGGCAACATCGGCGTTGAGTCCACCATGGGCCAAGTCAAGAAAGAGACCATGCCACCGGGCGTGTTCTTCACGCTGTTCAAGCGCGTCACTGAAGTCACAGCAAAGGAGTTGCTGCTTCAGATGAACGACATGAAGCCGCAGACCAAGGACAAGATTACGCTGACCGACTTGGACGTGGACATCTACTACCAGATCGACTCCGCAAAGGCCTCGGAAATCATGACCCGCTGGCCCGGTGATTTGGCTGAGTTCAAGGGTGAGGACGGTGTGCGTGTTGGTAACAACTACGTGACGCGCCAAGCCCGAGAAGCAATCTACAACGCCGTGTCTGGCTACAGCTCCGAGACTGTGCACACCGAGCGCGTGGCCATTGCAGCCAAGGTTGTTGAAGCCCTGCAAAAGGACTTGGACGAGAGCGCTGGCAAGGGTTGGTTCTTTGTGCGTAGCGCAAACGTGCGCAACTTGGTGACCGACCCTGCGCTGGAGGCATCCATCAAGGAGTCCGCAAACCGCAACTTCCAGATTGCCGCAAAGCAAAAGGAAGTCGAGCTGGCCAAAGCTGAAGCTGATCGTAAGCGTGTCGAAGCGCAAGGTGATGCTGATGCAATCCGTATGCGTGCTGCTGCCATCACATCGCAAGGCGGCAAAGAGTACGTGGAGTTGAAGGCCATCGAGAAGTGGGACGGTAAGCTGCCGACCACGATGCCCGGACAGGTCACACCGTTCGTGCACATCAAATAACCAAAGGGGCTTCGGCCCCTACTACCATGGCCTACTCACAAAAAATCATTGATGACGTGATGAAGACTCCCAAGTCTCTGGGCAACCAGCTTGGGCGTTGGGCTATCCACTTGGATTTCCCCGTCACGAAAATAGCCTTCGCCCTTGGCGTCACACGACAGACCGTCTACAACTGGTTCAACGGATCAGAAGTCTTTGTTGCGTACCGCCATCGCGTGGAAACCCTTTTAACAATAATGCAGTCCTCAACCACAGCGGATGAGGCATGGAGAAGAATATGTCACGAGTACAACCTCAAGCCCTGACTGACGAAGAGTTGCTGAACCACATTTACATGGCCAACTACAGCGTGCCTGCCGAAGTCGTGAAAGAGTTGTACGAGCGCTTTGCTACGCTGTCCGACAACGTCTACGAAGACACCCTCAAGTAATCTGTTCCCGAAGGACCCTCATGACTCCGCTCGATTTGATGGCGGCGGTTTTGCCGTCTCCGGGTAATGGCTATTACTGCGCGGTAGAACTCTCAAAGAAGAAACAACACGTCTTCGGACAAACACTTGAGGAACTCATGCCCACCGTCGAGAAGTGGGCGCAAGCTGGATACGACACATACTTCGCACTCGGCACGTTCGGCACGGACAAGGACCTTGACAGCAACCACCCCAAAGACATCCCTGTGCCAGACAAAGAGGGTGAGCTGGTCATCAAGCCCAAGTCATACCCAAGCGCCAAAGCTGCGGCGCAAGCCTTGCAGAAGTTCTGTGAGGACACCGGACTGGCAGGTCTGGGCGACCCTTGGCTGGTTCATTCTGGCGGCGGCATTCACGCCTACTGGCCGCTGGACGAGATGCTGTTCAAGGACGACTGGTACGCCTTTGCCAAGCGCTTCAAAGAGATGTGCCTCAAGCATGGGCTGGCCATCGACACTGCTGTCACAGGCGATGCTTCTCGGGTCTTGCGCGTACCTGACACCATCAACACCGGGATCAAGAACGGCAAGGCGGTGCGCGGCGCTACGAATGTGCGCAGTATCTCCGAGGGGGATCGGTTCGCTGTGGACGACGTCGAGGCCATCATGACGGCCGAAGGGTTTGGCCCCGAGTTCGTGAAGATGCCTACCAGCTCAACACTTGCGTTGCCGGGGCAAAGGCCAACGGGAGCCGGTGCGCCATCCACGTTGACGGCGCTTGCACAAAACAGCATCACGCTGTTCAAGAAACTCCTGCTCAAAACAAAGGCAGGCACCGGATGCGGCCAGCTCCAGAACTACGTGGACAACGCAAGCGATGACGGCATGGAGCCGATCTGGCGCGGAGTGCTCAGTTGGGCCAAGGTCTGCGCAGACGGCGGGAAGGCGGCTACGTGGCTCAGCGACCTGCACCCCTACCCCCACGAGCGCATGCACCAGAAGCTGGCCGAGATCAAAGGCCCGTACTCATGCGCTGCCATGGACGACATGAACCCCGGCGTATGCCGCGGCTGCCCGCACTGGGGCAAGATCACCAACCCACTGTTGTGGGGCAGAGAGATGGCGCTGACCACTGAGGAGACTACGGTCGAAGTTGAGAGCAGCGCAGCGTCCGATACCGATACTGAGGCCGACACTGTACTGATTGCCCAGCCTGAGCCACCACGGGGCTATGCCTTTGGTGCAAGGGGCGGCGTGTTCTTGGAACGCATCGAGGAAGACAGTGACGGCCACAAGGTCACGAAGCAACTGTTGCTTTGTTCCAACACTATTTTCCCGGTGGACGTGCTGAACAACAACGGCAGCTACGAGGTGCACTTCTGCGTCATCAAGAACAAGCAGCTGCACAACGTGCTGGTTCCCCAAAAGTGTCTGGCCAGCAAGGACGAGACGATCAAACACTTGGCCAACCAGAACGTCATGGCAGCGTTTGGTTCCGGCAACGACAAGAACTTCTACGACTACGTCCGCGCCAGCGTGGAGAAGATCAGCGTGGAGCGGTCCCCTATCAACATGCCTCCCAGCTACGGGTGGCAAGACGACGGTACGTTTGTTTTTGCAAGCCGCGTGTACAGCGCAAACCGTTTGCCGGTCATGGTTCCGATGACTGAGTTGCAAAACATTGTGAACAGCACCAAACCCACGGGCACGCTTGAT